TACCTTGTCGAGCGGAAGGTTATCGCCGTCAACAAGTGGGAACGGGTTACGGAGATTGTCTTTAAAGTAGATGACAAGTTCTACCAGACCCATTATACTCAAGGCTTCGCGAACGGGACCGAAGAGTATGGACCGTGGGATGATGAACCGGATGTCCGCTGTGTCGAAGTCAAGCCTACTCAGGTCTGTACCGTTCGGTATCTTCCTGTCGGGCGTTCCCTTAACCTGTAGCTGGATCGCGGCGGGGGCGGTGATCTACTGCTTTACTGCCGCTTTCTTCGAAAAGTTTAGCGAGTGCCCGGTAAGCCACAGGCGCCGGAAACCGTCCAGACCTTGAAAAAACTGTTGCATGGCCGCAGGGCCTATGCGTAGGGTACCTCTCGATGGTATCCTTATAACCCCTCCGGATACCTTCCGGGGGGTTTTCTTTTGTTCGATTGGGATGGGGCGATGAAACTCTTGGGTGCGGTGGACGCGAGCGGCAATCTGTCCGAAGAGGAACTTAACGACCTGAGTAGGTTGGTAGGGTCCTACATATATATCGTTGAAGATATGAACCGGGATAAGCCCCTGAAGAACGGCATCGTCCTGCTGTCGCTGGTCACGGCGGGGCTGCTTGCGGCCAAGCACTCCGGCATGGAGGAAGGCTTCAAGGACATGTTGCAGAAGGCGATGGACGGGACGCTGATCGAAGTGATGGACGCCGGGACGGTGGGCAACGCATGAGCCGGGAAACCCCCTGGCACCTGCTCGACCTGCTGAAGCAGGGCGAGTGGTACCGGACCCAGGAAGGCGGCGAAATCCTGTTCAAGGGGCTTGACGGCATGTGCGCCAAGACCGATGACGGGCCGATCTATCTCGGTCCCTTCCTGCGCGATATCCTTGACCCCGAACAGTTTCAGGATCGGTGATGGCTTTGAAACCCTGGCTGGTGACACGCTACCGGAATGGCCGATGGGAACCCGTCTTTCGCGGCGGCGAGGACGCCAGCCACGCGCAATTCAAGTTGATCGCCGCGACCATGGGCATTGGATATTTACGCTTAATTAACCCCGGCGGACAGATAGTCGCCTGCGTAGGCCGGATGGACAGTCTTGAGGCTGCCATTGCGGCGCTGAACGAACCTGTTTTCTATAGGGTTGATCACTGATGACCATGTTCCGCTTCAAGACCGTCGCCTTCGACAGCACGGCGCATTACAACATCCTGCCGCTCTCGCCCCAGGCCGAGGACACCCGCTACGGCATGAAGATATGCTCCAACAGCTTCGCCGAGAAGTCGGCGGTCCTGCTGTTCCAGGAAGAGAGCGAGCGGGACGCGGCGATTGAGGAATTCATCGACTCCCTGAACACGGCGCGCACCGCCGCATGAAAAAACCCCCTTGCCGGACGGCGAGGGGGTTGTTAAGTGTTGCGTACTTCGTAAGGCGAGGTACCGGAAGGCGGGCCAAACAGCCTTTCGGGGTGAAGAGGACGAGGGGCCATACCCGTCCTCTTCGCTTTTGGGCTTGACACCCTTATGTCGGAAGCGGTATCAGGTCTATGCCTAAGAGACGAGGCAAACCGGAATGTCCCATGCCTTCCGGTTGGAGAAAGGACGGGAGAATGCACGCGCTCCCGTCCTTCCTCTATTTCTGGCAGACCGCTTCGACCGCCTCGTTATGGGCGACGATCTGGCGCTTGGTTTCGTCGGTCAACACGTCCTGGCGCGACGGCTGGATGTAATCGACCCAGCCGCACGGGCTGGCCGGAGGCTCAGTCGCGCATCCACTTATCAAGACGCTTGTCAAGATCAGTGTTGCGAACCCGGCGTATCTCATGCTGCACCTTCCGTACCTTGTTCACGTCGTCAAGCTGGCGCTCGACCTGTTCGGTTCGTGCCGCCGTGCGGCCCGCCTGACGACTGCCGACGACGATCGCGAGGACGGCGGCGAGGAAAGCCCCAGCCGCCATCACCATCCGGCCCACCTTGGCCCATATCAGCGCCAGCATCACTTGACTCCGTTCCGCTTGTCGTCCCAGCGGGCGTAGGCCGCGTAGAGGGCACCGGCCAGACTGAGGACGCCGACGATGCCGAGGGCGACCGGCGACAGGCTCTTGAGGTCGCCGAGCAGCGGCACGACTTCCTGGAAGCTTTCCAGAAGCGTGATCAGGACGGCGGCGAAACCGCCCGTGGCCGCGACCGCCGATCCCTGGATGGTGCGGGACTGGAGCAGGGTGACCGGCTTCTCTTCGATGATGCCCGCCAGCCGCAGACCGGCGTTGATCTGCGCGTCGCTGTAGGGCTGTACGCCGTTCTCGTGCAGGGTGATCGCCTTCACCAGCTTGACCGCGACCGGGTGCGAGGCCACGTCGATCGCCTCGTTCGGGGCCACGCCAAGCTGTTTGCAAAGCGTGTTGACGTAGGATTTGGTATTGTTTTCGTGCGGCGGTGCCCAGCGGCTGATGATCTTCTGGCAGGTATTGAGCTTGTGCTTGTCCTGGTACGTCATCAGGGTTTTGGCGAGCGCCCGGATACCCCACTTCGGTTCATCGAACGTGACGAACCGGCTGTCCTTCTGGACGGCGGACTGACCCTGCCACTTGACGGGGGTCCTGACGAGGTTGCCGGGGTTGTTCAAGCGCAATCCACGGGGAAGAGACTTTGCAGTTGCCATTTGAAATCTCGATTTTAAATCGGGGGGGAACCCTGTAAAGTTCATCCCCGCAGCCATAATAATGGCGCTGACGAACAGCGCCATTATATTACCAAACAATGATCCTACGTTTCACACACGCCTCCTACAGCGTTGAAGAGGCTGGCGTATGTTTACCTGTTAAGGGAAGAGATTTTGCATCTCCCTGTTAACACCGCCAGAGTCCTTTTGCAGGGCGTTCATGCCGCCCTGACCTTCCTGTTCTTCCGCTCCCCAGGTCCCGCCGGATCGCGCCGCGCCGTGGGCGGCGTTGGCGGTTATCGCGCCGATCGCCCGGCCCATCTCCGGAGCCAGTTTCCCCTTGCCGGTACCGACAAGGAATTTCTCGCCCCATTCGCTCGCCATGAACTTGGCAAGCAGACGGTACCGAAGGTAAGTCTTCAGCGCCTTCTTATCGGCCTCCAGGATGCCCGCCGCCGCATTCGCCGCCATCAGGGATGCGCCCATGTCTGCGCCCATGTTGATCTGGTTGGCGTAGCTCCGGAGACCTTTAAGGACGTTATAGTCTCTTTCGCTTAACAGATAGTCAGCGCCGTTGGCTTTGTATTTATCTATGGCTTCGGACATCTTCTTGTCGTCAATGAAGCGAGCGCCCTTGTCTACGACGGTGCTTTCGTCAACGATCGACTGGAAGACGCCGATCCGGAACCGCTCCCGCAGCGAAGCATCGCCGATGATCAGGCCAATCATCGTGTCGATATGCCCGCTCTTTTTGTGACCAATAAGCTGCTGAACAAGGGCGGCATCCCTGGTCTGCTGTTCCAGGGCTTCTTGAACGCCGGAGTTTTTCAGGCGCGACAAGTTGTCCGACAGTTCCAGCATGTTCTTTTTCTGGTCGGGCGTCATCAGCGCCGAAAGCGTCTTGTCATCGATCCCGGCCAGAACCTTGCCGATGTTCTCGCCCTTCCCGGCCCGCTCGATCAGGTCGCCCTGAACGGCGTTGCGGAACGCCTCCATGTACGTGTGATCGCCGGTCTGGCGGCTGATCTCGTCCAGGAACATGATGTTGCTGTACTGATCCCGCCCCGTCAGCAAGCGGGCGAACTCTTCCGGCGTGCGCCGGGTAGCACCCTCCGCGACCTGGAAACCTTCCGCGACAAGCGCGCGGTCCAGCGTCTTGAACCGGGTGCTCGCCGCCTGTCTGGCGGCCTCCCATGCCTCCTTCCATTCCGGCGACGCGCCCTGGGCGTTGTCCAGGGTGCGCGTGACGGCGTTGTAAAGGTCGGACGCCTGGAAGTGTTCCTGACGCATGGACTCGCCCGGCTTGGGCGTCTTCAGGTCGTACAGGGCAGACCGGAACGCATAAAGCTGATCGGTCGGGGTGAATTCCTTGCCGCTCGGTCGGGCGGTGGACCGCATGGTGTCGGACAGGTTGAGAACCTGATTGGCGAGCTTGGCGAGTGTGTCATTGACGGGTTCACCGATCTCAACCTCATCGCCGCTCTTGCCAGCGGCCTTGAGGGGTGTCGCCAGTTCTTCGGCCTGCGCCTTCAGGTCGGACAGGTCGAAGGATGGGTCACCGAGGCTCGCGGCCCTGGCGTAGAGCGCCCGCACGGCTCCCTGGCTCTTGTCCCGGTACTGCTTGAGCATCCCGGTAAGGGCGTAGCCACCCTCAACCATGTTGGTCTTGGGGACGTTGATGGCGTCGATAGTCTCCTGAGTGTACCGCTCAAGCTGCGTCTTCAGGTCCGGCCAGACGTTGGTAAGCTGGGACGGGTCAACCTGCCCTTCGGCCAGATTGAACGCGCTCTCGTGCTGCTGCTTGAACTTCTTGTTGACGGTGCTGTCGATCTGGCGGGCCTGATTGCCGAGAAGCCGGGCAAGCGCCCAATCCGAGTGCTGGAACGCCATCAGGCTTTCCAGATCGTTCGCCTGGGCGAAGTCCAGCACTTCGCGGGTCTCCGGCGTCACCGGCAGCATACCGCCGCCGCGCACGCCGTTGGCCATGCCGGTCACGAGATCACCGGCAACCGAACCCACGGCCCCGAGAGCGCCGGTCGTGGCCGCGCCTTTAAGGACCTCTCCCGTCGTCTCGTCCTGGGTGCCGCGCAACCACTCGGTACCTTCCTTGGCAAGATCGCCAGCGAAGTTCGCAGCGCCGTACTTCGCAGCACCCCGCACCCACCCGGCGGGTCCGGTAAGGAGGGCGGTGCCTACGTCGAACGCCATGGGGATGGCGTCACCGAGCATATCGGCCACGTCCGATGCAGGTTCGAACTTCTCGGTCGGCGGCATGTCGTAGGGAGAATAAGGCTTATCCGGCGCGGTGCGCGCCAGATATTGCCCTTCCTTCTCAACGAAATCGCCTTCCGGGTACCATGTCTTGAACTTCTTCTGCTTCTCGGACGGAAGATCGCTGAAGGACATGTCCAGACGGAGCAGAGGCTTGCTGAAGTCCTCGTCCCCAAGATGAGTCTGCCCTACGGACTGCGTCAGGGCAGGGTCATTGGCGATACGGGGACGAACGTTGTGCGTGGACTGTCTTTGTTTCTCCCTGAGACGTTCAAGGATTTGTTCACGTTCGTCCATGTTATTTTCTCCTGGGCATTCTCACAGGCGCGTAACGCCGCATATGGTCTTCCGCCGTCTTAAGGTAGATTTCCACATCTTCCTCATTCGGGAACATGGACATGAACTGTTCGGCCAAGACTTCCGTCCGTTCCGCGTCCGTGTAATCGCTCTCGGGCATCAGTGCGTAGATGGACCGGACGCGGCCTTTGGACTGGATCGTAAGCAGATCATTCAACGCGGCGCTGACTGCGGTCGCGTTGCTGGTAACGTCCGTGATCTTGCCAAGAATATCCTGGGTGGTGGTGAAGTCCTGATTACTGTACCTGTTGTCACCATCCTTCGTCATCGTCGCCATGAGGTTTCTGGCAAGCGTGACGGTCTTCTGGCGGACCTTCGCCAAGTCTTCCTGGTTGGTGAGCGAGGCCACAAGGTCACCGATCAGCGGGATACCCGCTGCGGTTGAACCGACCGTGGCGTTCAGTACGCCGAGCGGACCCACCATGCCCGGCTTGCCGACCGTCTTGAGCAGATACGAAATATCCGTCGTCGCGTCGTTGACGCTGTCGATGGTGAACTGCGCAAGATCGCGCTGCTTCGGAGTAATGCCGGTGATCGGCTTACCGTCCTGGCCGACCGTCTCAACAGACGTGGCAGTCCTGTTTACTTCGTCGGTAATCGAGATTTGTCCCGTTTCCGGGTTGACACTGGTCTTGATCATGTCGTTGACCTGTTTCCAGGCGTCAACGTCCGACATGTCTTTTCCGGTCTGCTGCTTGTACGTGTTCTGAAGATGCTTGGCGATCAGAAGCTTGGTCTGGAACGCGCTGGTGGAGTCCCCCAAACCCTTGAACTGAGCTTCCGCCCGTTTCACCGCCAAGGGGTCGGCCAGAGTCAGGGCGTCCGCAATTCTGCCGTTGACGGCGAGGTTGAACGCCTGCCTGTGGTGTTCCGGGGACGCGAAGTTGCCGGGGTCTTTCAGGATGTTTTCGGCAATGGCGTCCTGGTCGATCGGCTTGCCGCCCATGGACATGCGAAGGTCGTCGGAGTCTTCCGGCCCACGGTCCAGGTCGGAAGCCGACATGACACCGCGCGCCTCTTCCGGCGACATGCCATACTGCGCGCCAGCACGGGTGATGCCGCGATCGTAGACTTCCTTCTGGTCGCGGCGGCCTGTCAGAAGCTCGCCGATGGAAGGCCAGCCGGAACCGCCCTGTGCCGGGCTGGAAGGGGCTTCCTGTGCGCCCTGACGGGTCGGAGATACCGATCTCACGTCGTCACCGAAATTCATCTCTGTGACCGGCCTATCGGCCTCAAGCCTCTTCCCGACCTGGGCGCTAAGTTCGCGCTCCCTCGGGTCCTGCTGCTCGACAGGCACATACCGGCCCCCTGCACCGTTCAAGGGGTCCTGACGGTCTTGTCGGGGCGGCGCTGCCTTCGGCATCCGCTGCATGATCGTACTGACGTAGTTCCGGGTTTCCGGCGGAAGCTTGGCCGGATCGGCACCCCGCGCCAGCCACGCATCAACGTTGCCGGGACCCCAATTGTAGGCCGCGAGCGCGGCGGGGACGTTGCCGCCGTACCGCTGTTTCATCGCCGCCAGATAGTCGGTACCGACGCGCCATTTCTCTTCCACGGAGTCGTTCTGCGCGGGTGTAACGCCGTAACCGGGATCGGTCAGCGTGGTTGGCTTTGTCTGCATCGGACCCACGGCACCGGCAGAGGACTTGACCTGTCCGGAGATGACTTCGGGGCGGGCACCCGACTCCATCATGAACACGGAGCCGATCAGGGCGGGATCAAGCCCGGTACGGTCGGCGTGGGTTTGGATGGTATGAAGGAACACTTCAGGCACCGGGGCCAGTTCCTTGCGCGGGCCGGAGGGCTGCTGCGGCATCCCCGGCTGCTGCGGCTGGGACTGCGGCTGGGGAGGGACCATGCCGGATTGCTGGGTCTGCTGATTGACGGGTGTCTGTGTCTGCGGGTAAAGACGATCGGCCTTCACGCGCGCGTAGTCTTCCGGCTTGATCTTGTTCCGGACAACATACTTGGCTACCTTCCGGTCACCGTCGAAGAAGGGCAGGGCGGCATCAATGTCTTCCTCTTCCTTGACGCGCGCTTCCTTACGCTTGATCGACTCTTTATAAGCCTCGTCAAACCGATCGGAGGCTTTAGCCAGCCATTCATCTTCCTTGGCGCGGTTTTCCTCATGCTGTCTGTTGAGACCGCCGACAAATCCCGTCGCGAATGCTGCAAAGCCGCCCATTACATTACACCCTTCATGCCCATCAATCCGCCCTGATCCTGGTTTTCGGTTTCAGGATTTACGGTTTCAGGTTGAATACCCATATCCGGCGCGGAACGCTTCCTGACCGCGCCGGACCCGGCCAGTTCCTCCAGGAAGTCGTCCAGTTCGTCCCGATCCCTACTCCCGATCTTGACTTCGATCCCCGCCCGCTTGCCGAGGGCGGCGACCATGGCGAGCACGGGCTTGCCGATCAGAAGCATGACATCGGGGGTCCAGAGACCTTCGGAGAAGCCCGCGAACAGGATCGTCTCGGCGACGCCCTGCGCCGGAAGGCCGTTCTCCAGCAACGCCAGAAGCTTGACCGTCTGCGGTTCTTCGGTCATCCGGCCCCAAATGTAATCAAGCGCCTCCTGCGGCCTGGCGAACTTGGGCGGCTTCTCCCAATTACGGGAACCCGGTTCGTCGGTAAGCGACTGGCCGGGAATGGGAGCGTCGAAAGGGTTCTGTTCAGCCATGATCACTTCCCCGCCTGCGAGAACTGCGCCATGCGGCGCATCCACAGATCAATGTATTCGGTCGGGTCCTCGGCGCGGGCGGGCTTGCTCTGCGCCGGAGCCTCCGGACGGTCGAACGGCATCCGGGGACCTTCCCTCCGTTCTCTCGGAATGGTGCTCACGGTGCTGTTCGCCGCGCCACCGCCGCCGCCCGATTTGCTGCTGCGGAAAGTATCGACGGCGGCACCGATAAACATTTTGCCGACATCGCCCACCCAACCAGAAAGAAATGACATGTCCGTTCCTATACGTTAAAAGCCCGACCGACGAGATTAGCGCCGAAGTTGCCAAGCTGTTGCATCAGCGTATTCTTCTGGTTCTCATCCATCTGGTTCGTCAGAAAGTCCCGTTCCATTGCCGCCGCCGCCAAGTTGTAGTTGCGGTTGGCTTGGTTCTCGCCCGCCGTGAAGGCCCAGGACGCTTCGTCGCGGAACTGCTGCCAGATATTGTTTAATGCCGTGTTGCTAAGATTTAGTAAATTCTGAGCGTTTACTTGGTTCGTGGCGTTGATCGCGGCTGTGTTCTGCGTGTTGACCGTGCGCCGCCAGTTGACGTTGCTCTGATCAACGACCATCTGGTTCTGAATGTTGAACTTCTCGCGGGCTTCCTTCTGCTCGGCGACGAACTTGCTCATGGCGTTCGCTTCGGAGGAATTGGCGAGTTCAACCGCGTTCTTCTGCCCGGCGTTGAACCGGCTGACCTGCTCCGCCAAGCCGTCGTAGAACTGCCTGACCTGATTTTCCGACGTGGCGTTAGCCTGCTTGGCGACGTTCTGCGCCGCCTGATCCGACATGAGGGTCTGAACCCTGGACTGCTGGTTGATCACCGCCGCCTGCTGCATGTTGGACAGGTTCGCCAAGTCGGTCTGAAGGAAGGCTTGGGCGTTCGCCACGGCGGCTGCCTGCCGGTTGTTCAGGTTCGCCATGTCCATGCTCGCAAGGGTCGCGGCGTTGGCGATGGCGGTAGCCTGCGCGTTGGACAGGTTCTGCAAGTTCATCTGCTGCGTCAGCTTGGCGTTCTCCAGCGCCACGGTCTGCTCGGCCGTGAAGTTCAGATTGGCTATTTCGCTGATCTTGGCGGCGTTCAGTACCCGCGCCTGGAAGTTCTGGTCGAATTCCTTGCCGAGGAACTGCGCCCGCTGCTGCGCGTTCTGAAGGGCGGTCTGCTGCCTAGCCGACAAGTTGGCTAGGCCCATAGCTGCATAGGTCTGTGCGTCCGCAGCCGCGATCGGTGCCGCCGCCTCCATCGCGGCCTGGACGATCGCCTGACCGGCCATGGACGAGGCCGAGACGCCGCGCGCCGCGAGAGCCTGTTCGGCCTTGCGCATGGCACCAGCGGCCCAAGCCGGGGTTTGACCGCCTTCGAACTGATTCATCAGCCCTTCAAGCTGGCCCTGCACCGTGCTCTGCCTATCGACCGTGCCCTGTGCCGCGACCGCGTCGGTACCGGCGACCTTGGACTGATCGACGGCGGAGCCGGAGACCATCTCGCCGTCCTTGACCGTGCGCGGAGCGGTGGACTGGACCTGTGCGGCGGTGCCGGTCTGCGCCACGGCGGTTGCGGCGGGGGACAACGAACCCTGCGCCGCGTCAACCGCGCTGCCGCCCAGCTTGGCCTTCTGGATCGCGGCCTGATCGGGCGTGTAGCCCGCCGCCAAGGCTCCCTTGGCTTCCGCCGAGTTCTTGATGCTGGCTTCGATCTGATCCAGCGTCTGACCGCCTTTCTGCGCGGCGTCGATATGAGCCTGAAGGCCCGCCGCGTCGGGCGCGCGACCGAGATACGCCTTGTAGAGCGCCGATATCTGGTCTGCGTTCGGTACCTTGCCACCTGTCGTCGCACCCTGCATCGTAGGGGTGTTGGTACCTATGGTACTAGCTTCATAGGTAGATGCGGCCTGCACGCCGGGAGCCGTCGCGGTGGCCGAGGTCGCCGCCTTGGCGGTCGGATCGGTGATCGAGCCGGTGACGGGTGCGACCCCGCTGGCGACCCGCTGCTGATACTCCGCCGAATTCTTGAAGGACGCTTCCAGTTGCGCGATGGTATGACCAGCGGCGGTCTGGTCGGCCAGACCTTGGGCGTCCGGCGTGCGGCCCAGGTACTTCTGGTACATGGCGGAAATGTCCGCCGCCGTGGCTTTCTGATCGGTGCCGCCGGTCGCGGTCGGGGCCTTCTGCACTTCGTCCTGGCCGACGCTCTGAAGCTGCGGGATCACCTGAGTTCCAGCCGGAAGCGAGGGCGCGTTGACCTGTCCCGACATGGTGTTTTCGACGGTGTTCGGCATCTGCCCCGACGCCAGACGGTTGCGGGCTTCGTCGGAGTTCCGGATTATGTTCTCCGCTTCGGTCGCCGTCGTCCCCAAGTAGGAACGGGTCTCTTCCGCTCCCGCCGTGCGTCCGAGATAAGTGTTATAATACCCTGCGACCTGATCTGCTGTAGTGTTCGCCATTAAATCCACCGGCAATTAAAAGCATACCCCTGCCCGACACCTAAGTATCGGGCAGGTAACAATCGTGTTTTTCAGGGCTAGAACTGCATGAGGTAAGAGAGCCGCACGTTCTCGTTCGCCTTTCTCGCCCCCGTGGGCTTGAAGTAGCGGAACGTTACCTGTGTGCTCGATTTGGAGTACACCTGCGCATGCATCAGTTCGTCGGCAAGGGGATCGATACTGGACGCCGTCACAAGGACGGCGGTCGGCTCCATCCCGAAGTTGTGAGCGACGCCGATATCGCCGTTCACGTCGGTTGTTCCGGTCATATTACCGGCAAGGGAGAGGCCGGTTACCGTACCGCCGCTGCCAAGTATCGGCGCTCCGTTGCCGCCGCTGAGTTTCGGCATATCCGAAAACTGGAGCGTGTTGGTTGGCGTAACGGCGAACGCTTCGTGGTTGTCGTTCTCGTAGTTCCAGTCATGGACCCGGATGTTGGAAAGCTGCGCGAAACTGCCGGTTCCCTGGATGCGGATGACATTGGCCCCGGCGAAAACCGAGATCAGGTTGACGACGCGGAGTGCGCAATTGGTGCCGTTGATCTCGATGGCGACACTGTCCGCCGCGCCGCCCAGGCTGGCCCAGGCGTGCTGGATTTGCGTGTTGGCGATCGAAATCGCGCACTGGTCGGCGTTGGTGTCCACAAGTATCCCGTACCGCCCGACATAATCGAAATCGCAGTTGACGAGGCGGAGGTTGTAGGGCGGCAGGCTTCCCGCAGAGTAGCAATAGAGTGCCGTCTGTGGCCCGAAGGCGAAGCATCCGACCATCGAAGTGTTGTCCGCCCGCGCCAGCGAATAAGCGATGGAGTTCGCCAGCATGTAGCGACTGACGTGTTCCGAGACAGACCAGAACGGCCAGAAATGGCAATCGACAAGGCGCGGCGTATCGCTGCAAAACTCCAGGAAGATGAAGCGGTCGAAGGTCTGCCCGCGCACCCGGCGGCACTCGACCCGGTTGTGCAGCCGCATCCCCCGGTAGGAACCCCGGATCAGAATATCTTCGGCGTAGAAATCCTGACCGAGAATTGCGAAATCCCAATCGTAGACGGTCGGCGTCCAGCCCGGTGCCGGTGTCGGCTGCGTCCGCATCGTCCCGAAGTGCTTGAACGCCACGCCCGTCAAGGCTCCGACCCCGACGCCGCCAGCCGGTGCCCCGTAGAACCCGATCCCGGCATGGTCGAAGTGCAGCCACGTCCCGCGACCCCGTGACCAGATATCGTTGGTCAGGTCGCCTTCGGTGTGCTCGACTCCCTCGCCGCAGATCGTGATGCCGCGCGTGATGTTGATCGGCGAGGTAAGGCGGTACGTCCCGGCCGGGATGAACAGCGCCTTGCCGACGCTCTGGCAGTATGTGACCGCCCCCTGAAACGCTGTCGTGTCGTCGGTCGCACCGTCGCCGACCGCGCCGAAATCCCTGACCGACAGGCTGTCCGCGAAGTGGGCCGCGAGCGAGCGCGAGGCGGTGGCTCCGGTCGCGGCGACGTTACCGGCGAGGGTCCCGGTTACGGTCAGCGCACCGCTCACGGTGCCGCCCGTCAGGGGAAGTTTGGTGCTGTCCGCGACCGTGATGTCGGTCGAGCCGTTAAACGAGACGCCGTTGATGGCCCGCGCCGTCTGAAGGGTGGTGGCGGTGCTGGCGTTGCCGGTCACGGGACCGCTGAAAGCGGTGGCCGTGACGGTACCGGACACATCCAATCTGGTGGCAGGGTTGGTCGTGCCGATGCCGACGTTGCCGCTTGAGGTGACATGGAAACGCCCGACCCCGGCAGTCCCCAAGGAAATGCTACCAGCCGCGTCATTGTTGCTGATCGTAAAGGCGCCGCTATTATACTTGACCAGATCAACGGTGGTCGCGCCGGTATTCGTGGAATTCTGAGTGATGAACCGCGTGATGACTCCCGCGTTCGCGGTCGTGTCCACGTTGACGATGTCGAGATAATTCAGGCCCGCGTGATCGTATTGAAGGCCGGTATACCCGCCAACGACATTGAGCCGGGCGGTGGGATTGGTTGTGCCGATGCCGACGTTGCCGCTGGTATTGATGGTGAACTGGCTGTTACCACCCTCGCCGGAGATGACGAGACCACCCGTGGCCGGAGACCCGATGAAGGCTCCAAGCGCGGAGTCGCCGTGCTTGACGAGGATGGCATATTGTTCGTTGGCGGCGTAGAAGCTGGAACGGCCGCCCGCGACGTGTAGCCGCGTGGTGGGCGATGCGGTGCCGATGCCGACATTGCCGCCCGTGGTCAGGGTGGTGGTCACCACGACGGAGCCGGGGAAGGTCACGGCGGAGGGCAGGCTGATCGTCGGGTTCCCGGCGACACCGTTGCCGTTGGCGACGGCGATCTGATTGGCGGTGCCGGTCAGGGTGCGCGGCGCGAAAGCCGTGGCGCTGATGCGCGCGACAAAGCCTTCCGAAACCACACCACTCAGGGCGGTCGGCTTCAGCGCCGGGCCGTTGCCGGTCGAGCCGTCGTGGGCATGGCCCGTCGCAGCGTCGAAGGCCGCCGCCAGAGCGGTGAACTCAAGGTTGCTGTGCGCTGCCCGAATGACCGCGCCCGGCGCAATCGCCGCCGCGCTTTGGCGAGTGTAACCAGCCATTTATCGTCTACCTCCAAGGGAGTATTGCACGGCGAGGGCGCGGAGCGCGTATGCCGGTAAAATGTCGTAGCTGCTGAAAACGAAACTGACAGCGAAGCCGGAACCAACAAGATTGGTGAAGAAGACGGGGTAAGGGTTCGAGTCGTACACCCCGATACCGTCGTATACATTCGTGGAGTCGTAAGTAACGAGTCCGTTACCGAAGCCGCTGAAATCAACTCCCGGAGGCTGGATACTGCCCAGGTCGTCGTAATCGAACAACGTATTGACACGAAAAGCAGCGCCGCCTTCAAGCGCCAAGTAGGCCGACAGCTTGTAGAGGGTCTTCCGGATGTTCGGGTCTTCCAGCGGCAGGTACGGCGTCTGGAGATAGGCCGCGATGGGCAGGCCGTCCAGGCTGTCCCCGAAATCCTGGCGGTACACGTAGCCGTCGCTGCCGCCATGAATCACAAGTTCGCTGTCCGCGAACAGGGCCGAGTGGGCACAGGTCGCGTTGAAGCCGATCAGGTCGAACCATTCCCAGCCGGCATTGCCTTCCAGGGACCCCCGGATGCAGCCCAACACGCCTTCGGCCGCCGCCGGGTCGATCGCCGGATTGCCCGACAGAAGCCGGTACTGGCTCTTGCCGCGCACGACGGTCGAAACCAGATTGTCGCCGCCGACAGTCTTGAGCAGGGCCGAGGTCCGCGCCTGGATCGGCTTCGACAGCGTGCCAAGCTCAAGGTCGCCGATCTTCTCGGTGGCCGCGACAGTCCGGATGCCGTCCTGGGACAGATAGACCAGATCGCCGCCGAGTTCCTGGATGCTGTCCGACGCGGCGCACCCAAGGTCCGACGTGATGTTCTCAAGAACAAAGTCGGTCGCGTTACTGCCGGTGATGCGCTTGATGCTGTTCTTGCCGAAGACGATCAGCGCGTCACGCCACGTCTGCATACCGACGATGACGAAGCCGACGTTGATTTCGCCAGCACCCGCGCCGGGCGTGTAATTGGTATCGTCTGCGGGTGCCGAAAATATAACCGACGAATTCTTACCAAAGAATAAATGGCGCTTATACTCGGCGACATGGGAGGCGCTGGCCGGAGCCGTCGCCAGTACCGTGTAGACGCCGCCCGAATACTTGACAGGCTGTCCCGCGCCATTGACGAGCGTTATGGTCGGCGCGGCCCAATTGTAGATCGTGTGCCGGTACCGGCCCGTGCCCGCGCGGGTGTCGGTGCTGATCGCCGTCCAGCCCGCTCCGGTGGACCTGTAGATACCGGCACCCCTGGCCGCGATAACGCTGTCCGCGAAGATCGCGACACCGAAAACGTTTCCAGTACCCGGAACGGGATCGGGATCGAACTTGGCGTAGCCGCTGATCCGGCGGTAACCGCCTTCCAGCCCAACTTCAAAATTAACGGCCTTGATCAGGGAACCCGGCTTGTTGGTGCCCTGCGCCAGAACGTCTTCATTGAGGATCAACCCGCCCTCAAGCAGGAATTGTTTAGTCTGCCACCTGTCCACGGGCGTTTACCTCAGTTGAACCAATGCCTGCCATGCGGCCCTACCCGCGTGTCGCGGAAGTATTCGGGGAGCTTGATAAGCTGCCGAGCCATGTCCTTGATGCCAGTATCGAAGACACCTTTCGACATGGAGGCGCTTTCATGGTTCTCGCGGAAGAGATAGGCGAAATACATAGCGCCATCGATAATGACGGGAACGAAGGTGTCCGGAATGTCCGACACGTCGGTACTCAGGTCCAATTCGGCCGGTCTGGCGTAATACTCGTAACCGAGGGTGTAGGCCCGATCCGGTACCGGAGAAATACCGAAGCCGCCGTCCTGGGTGCGGAAAACAAAATCGGGACGGCGGTTCTGGTCGGCGGGGCGGTTCAGATCGTCGTCGCGGAAGTATTGTACCCATTCGTCGTAATCGACGGACGGCAGACGCTTGGTCTTCACGTCCAGAACATCATCCCGCTTCAGGTAGAAAGTGTCCCAATCAATATTCTTGGCGTCGGCGGGGAAAGAATAGCTGTTGTCACCCACGGTCAAGACTTGCTCGCCCGCGCGGTGCATGAACGGCCACTCGAACCGCTGCATGTGGATATACTTGATCGCGGCGTTGACGGCGTCCTTGGCCTGCCCGTGGAAGCCGATCGCGCCGGGGAACGTCGCCGAGGTCAGGGCAACTTCGTTGAGCCGCCGAAGGACCCTGTTCGTCAAGTCAATGAAAGTCGCCATCCCGGTCCCTCAAAGCAAAAAAAGGGAGGCTGCTAATGTCAGCCTCCCTCGTATCCAAGCAGCGGAAGTTATTCGGCGTTGACGCCGTCAAGGTCCGTCAGGACCGCCCACACGCGGATTTTCGCGTTGACCGCAGCCGTCGCAACGGTCAGGTCCAGGGTGTCGGCGGTGCCGTACAGGATGTTGGTGGTGGCCGAAACCGCCAGGAAACCAGCCGAGGTCAGGGCCGAGGCGGCGCTGTAGGTGTTGGTGCCGTCGCCGAGAGCGACCGTGCCCGTGCCCGTACCAACGGTCAGAACCTCGACACCGGCCTTGGCGACGAGGGTGCCAGCCGGAACGGCGAGGACCTGGAACACGTCACCAGCGGCGTTGGAGGTCGCGCTGAAATCGACCACCCGTTCCACGACATGCGGAACGGCCTTGTTGGAGCGGCCAGCGTGCAGGGAAGTGCCGCCGCGCACCAGATTAACAGTAGCCATTCTAAAAACTCCGAGAGCAATTCATGAGAGAAAAGGGAGGGGCCGAAGCCCCTCGACCTTAGTTCTTCTGGTAGTAGACCACCGCCAGAGCTTCCGGGCGGATGCAGTGGCGACCGAACAGATGCATGCCGCGAACGATGTCGCCGAAGCTGTTCTGGTCGCGCATCTTCTCGGTCTTGCTGAGGTTCATCGCGGTCGCGACAGCCGACATGTGACCGGCGATCAGGATGCCGTAGTTGTTGGCACCCGTGGCGTCCGGACCCAGGCCGAGCGTCGGGAGGTTGTTGCTCTCGTAGCTGGAGAAGTTACGGATTTTCTGGTTGCTGATCTTGCCGTTCCGGATCGGGGTCGAACTGTCGCCCGAGAAGGAGGCGTCCATCAGCTTGTTGTTCTCGTCGCCCGTCACTTCCCAGAAGAAGGGGTCGGCGACGAAATACCGCTGATCGGTCGGCACGTTGTTCTGAGTCAGCAGGCGGTTGATGCGGTTGAGCAGGCCGAGCGGGGTGAAGTCGTAGGTCCCGGTCAGGCCGATCTTCTTCGGGGTACCGGCGGAGCCGAGCACCAGATTGCCAGTCGCCGCACCCGCCATGAAGGACAGGATGTTGCGATCGTAGTTGTCCTTCAACTCATACGCGGCCCGGTTGCTGGCAAGCGTTTCAAAGTTGACATGCGAGTGTTTCTGCTCAATATCATCAACTTTAAATGCGTAGTAGTTGCTCTGGTCGATGACCATCGTGAAGTCTTCATCGATCAGGTCCTCGGCGACGACCTGAGCACCGCGACCATACGGGCGCACGGTAACGTGCGGCTCACGGATGATCTTGACGCTGTCGCCATAGTCCTTGATTTCGCCGTAATACAGGCGTGTTACCGTGAAGGCTCTTTATCCCTCACTTCTTACGGTTACTGTTCCCGTAAGGTCAGACTATATCATAACCCTTCGCGCCAATTGAACAGGTCAAACCTTTTCTTTGGTTCGGTAGGGTCCCTAGCACTCGTGCGAGCTTCGAAATCTTCAAGGTACTGGAATTTGTACTGCATGCTCGGGATGATGTACGGCCAGATAACATCGGCCAACTGGTGACACCCGCGCGTATTGAACCCGATATTGAACACTCCCCTTGGCGCGTCCGGACGAACCTTGGCGTCAATCCCCCACTTCTCCCCAAGCCACCGGACGATGCGGACGGCCTCTTCTTCGGAGCAATGGGTGGTCAGATCAGCGAAACACGAAGATATCGCACCGTGCCTGTTCCTGTTGCAGCGCATGGAACCATCGTCCATGTACCATAGCGCAAGGCTATGTGCCGTCAGGTAATCAAGGACGGTATCCGAAAAGACCTTCTTGCCGGTCGGGTAGATAACCCGATGCATTTGCCTGAAGTAAGTATCGCTCTTAGCGAGCCGCAGGCCGGGGTAAGTCTTTCCGTTGGATAGCTTGGATTTCACCGTCGAAATCTTGGGATGGGCACCGCCGAGAACACTGACAAGCAGTTCGCGCTTGTGTTCGATATACTCTTTCTGCTTCGGTGAGTGGGCGAAAACCAACTCGCAGTTAGTGTACTCGTACTTTGGTGTTCCGTGTTTATCCTTGCCGAGCCTTTGCCGGATGGAGATATGTCCATCTCCGAGGACGAGACCGTAAAGGATACCGCGATGTTCAGTGTTCATGTCTATTCCATGAAGTAATACCCATTGGCACTAGGCCCAGGCATAAGTTTCTAACTCGTAGTCGTTGAACCTTCCCCCTTCGGGGCTTGGCTGCTGATTACCATTTCAGGCTTCCAGCAATTCACTAGGTTATCATTTACTTATTACTAAGTAAAGGGACTATTACGTTAATCCGTGTTGGTGATGTCTTCGACAACCGAAGACTTCCGGAACTCCATCAGCGCCTTCTTCGAGAAGAGGACGGGGCTGAAGACGCCGTTCGGCAGATTGCCGTGACCGGCAGCAGCTTGGAAAGCCATTGGGAAAAGTCCTATGTACTAGGCATGTATTGGGCAGGGAGGGGTTTTATTTCGGACCTAGCGAGCGGAGTCTTGACCACGGCTTTCAGGCGGGCGGTGTCCACGGCAACAGAGGCACATAGCTATCTATGTAGCTAAGGGCATACGGCGTTAGGAGGCGCTGTCGAAAGGTAAGGTGGATGGTCCAGGGGAGGATAGGCGCGGGGGCTGTTAGCGCAAGAGGCAGCTAAACAGGTATTCCCTTGTATCCACGCCTATATATATGCGGCCCGAAATAAATAGCAAGTATTTATTTTTTAGCGGGCACCGCCCGACAAGTCATACTTGAAGCGGCCTTCGCGGACGGCCTTGGTGATTTCTTCGGCCCGCGCCTCGTATTCACGCGCCGACATGCGTTCTACTTCGGACTCCAGAATATAGGTCCTGCCGTCGCCCTCCGGCGCGGCGGAAGCCCGCTTGGTGGCAATCGCCGCCGAGGCTTCAGCCGGATTGGCCTTGGGACGGCTGCGCTTGGCAATATTCATGTCGGCCTTGTAAAGATCAACCGCGCGTGCGGCGGCGTGAGCGTCAGTATCGTTCTCGTAAAGAGCGGCCTGAACCCACTTCGGCTGCGCCTGCGCCCAATCATGAAACGCCTTGTCCATGCGGATTTCCGCGAAGTCCGGATGGATACTGAACAGTTCCGCTTCGGCCTTCTCGCGCAACGTCTGGCGCTTCATCTGGTCGATTTCCTTGAACTTGGTATCGACTTCGCGCTTTGCTTCCTCTAGGTCCATGCCGATCATCGTCTTGACGATCCCGGCAACATCCGGGAAGTCCTTCATCCACTGCGCCACTTCTTCCTGAGTCTTCGGCAGTTTCGGACCCGTCGAAGCCTTAAGCTGTGCTTCCAGGGCGGCGATGCGCTCCTTCAGGTCGCCTTCGGTCTTCTGCTGGTGACGGCGGAGATCGCTGTACCGCTTCTTGAAGGTCTCTTCTTCCGCATTCACGACGGGCGTTTCGACTTGAGGGGCCGGAGCCTCTTCAACGGTTTCCGGTTCTTCAAGCTGGTCACGGTAAGCGCCGCGATAAGGGGTTGCAGACATTTTCTAAATCCAGAATGGGGGCGGCATCAAAGCCGGTAGCCCTGCATGAAAGAAAAGGTGGAATAATCCCACCTTTTCATTAGTTACTTAAGAGTAGAGTTTCTTGTAAGACTCTGGCTCGACCGGCAGGAAACCGGCGATCCACGAGATACCTTCCAGAACCAAGCGTCCGAATTTGCCGGAAAGACTTGGTTTGTCCCGCATTCCAAGCTTGTAGCCGATCTCTTCGGCGCGGTTCAGCGCCAGCGGGCGCATGATCGCCTCAGCCAGCTTCGACTTCCGCATCAGGCGCACATAGGGGATGCCCCAAATGTGATACCCGCGCTGAATGTGCTTGGAAACGTGCTCCATCGTCCAGCGGGTGTCCGCCACCCACAGGTCACGGGACAACTCGCCCTTCAGGAAGAAATGGGTGCAGATCACGCGGCTGTCGGACGATCCACCGGCACCGTTGTTGCCATCGGCACCGCCACCGCCACCGGCTGTACCGGGGCTTTCGGATGTGTATCCGCCACCCCAGCCGCCACCGGAGGTACCAAGGCTGTCCTTGCTGGTGTTGCCTTCGAGCGAGTCCTTGCCGACACCTCCGGATATCGATCCATCGGCTGCGAAACCGTCGTTAACGCCGCCGAAGTTACCGAGTCCGGCGCTGAAGGAGTCGGAATAACTGGTGCTCGGAGAGGGGTTGCCGAGACTGGAAGGGTCACCGACCGAGTAACCGCCGGTTGGGTCGTCCCCAAGGCTGTTGTCGCGCCCGCCGAAGCCGTTGTTGAAGCCGTCGCGCGCCATGTCCGAGATGCTGGAGGACACGTCCCCGATGGTGGGATCGGTCAATGCATTGTTCATGGCCCGAACCCGGCTGGCCGCCATGGCGCGGGCGGGACCGGCGACACCCGGATCGGCGTAGTTCATCGCGCCGACCATGTCGGGCTTGGACAAGTCCGTCAGGTCCTTGTTGACGCCGAGGTTGCCGTAACCGCCGATGCCGTTCGCCCGTCCACCCCAATTGGTACCGAAGGCGGCGTCCACGTAATCCGCGAAACTCGGCGTCAGACCGGCGGCGGCCATCTGCTGCGTCCCGGCGGCGATCCCGGCGAGGCCGTTCATGGCCCCGAGACCGAGACCGAGCGCACCCGGAGCCACAGACGCCGCGAGGGACAAGGCATCCTGGCGTCCCGGTGCCCAACCGCTGGTATCCGCCGCGACCGAGTTCCTGTCCGATTGCCCGTCGCTGCCGCCGTCGCCGGGAACGGATTTGCCGGTTGTCATGCCGGGAGCCACGGGGGCGATGGTCCCCGGATTGGTCAGCCCGGAGGCGGGCTGGGTTTCGGTCGCGGCGGGTGTCTGGTCCGGAGCGGTTCCGGCGAGGCCGGGAGCCTTGATCTTCGGCTGGGCCACCGGCCTACCCTTGGCATCTACGTACCTATATGCCAGCCTACCGTTCTCGTCGGTATAGGTCTCTATGGTGGGAGCTATGTTCCCGGCCTGCTGCTGGTAGTCGTTGTAGGTCCGCGAATAGATGTCGCCGACCATACCGCCCGCCGCGAAGCCTGGAGGGCCGCTGGGTGCGGTCTGAGGCGCGGGGGGTAGAGGTGCAGGGGCGGGAGCCGGAGGCCCATCAGCGGGGCTTGCAGCGGCTTCTGGAGGGGGTGCGTCCTGGATGCGGCCCTGTTCCTGCATCGCCATGAGGCCCTGCTTGGCCTTGCCGATGATTTTCTCGATCTGTTCCAGGCCCATGAACCGCACCACGTCGGCGGGGATCACATACTCGCCCCTGGACAGCTTGGCGTCCACGTCGTCGGCCACTTCCTCCGGCAGAGCGCCGGGGGGAGGGGAGGGGGGAACGTCGGCGGGCGGGGTTTCGGGAGGCGGGGAAGCCATCATGCCGCCCGCCGCGAAGGCGGGGGTGGCGGGGCTGATCGCGGTGTTCTGAGACATGCCGGAGCCAACCAGACCGCCAGCGGCGAAGGCCGGAACGGGCTTGCGCTGCGGGATCGGCGTCTCTTCAGGTTCCGGACGATCCATGAACCAGGGCTGCTCACCCTCCTTCATCCGCTCGACAAGCATTTGCATGGAGCGCCGGTCGATCTCGCGCGGGGCACCCTTGAGGGAAAACTTACGATCCTCGTAAGAGTCGTCGGGGCCGGGATTGTAAAGCTTCTCCGCTGCGGGCTTGAGTTCATTGGCATAAGGGCTGTGTTCCGGGTCGCCCGCCGTATGCTTCATCAGGCCACGGACCAGTAATTCTTCGGCGCTGTCCTTACCGGGAAGGTAATCGTTCTTGGCCCGCCAGACCTGTTTCTCAAGATCGTCTTTCGAAGCCTTCTCGTAATCTCCCTTGCCGCCGATCTTGCCGTCATCCTTCATCAGCTTCAGGCCGCGATGCATGGACTCGTGGGTAAATGCGTTCGGATGTTCCGGGTCCGCGATGATGCGGTCCTCTCCGGGGGAATAGACACCGCCAAGGCCGCGATACTTCGCCAGACCTTCGACGGACTCGATATTATTCGGATCGAACCCGGCGCGGGCGGGACCGCCGATCAGGCTGGAAGCCAGCGCCGCCGCCTTGATCGGGTATTGCGCCTTCTCAAGCTTGGTGCCCTTGAACAGTCCGAGGGCGTCCAGCGCCTCAACGTCTTCCCGTGTCGGGTAATGATCCAGGCTCACCAGACCATCGAACCCTTGCTTTTTCTCTTCGGCCATTATCGTTCCGCCGCCCTTGCTCTAATGTCATCTTGCAGACCGAGCAGCCGTCGAAGCTCCACGATCTTACCTTGGGCGAGGCCGACCGTGCGAAGATCGGTCGCCGCCTCAAGTTCCTTATGCGCAAGCTCAATCCGGTATTCGACGTACCGCGCGATCAGCGCGGCGGTCGCGTCCTGGGAGAGCGGGATCAGCTTCCGGGCCAGATCGGGGGTCATTGGCTCTGACTCGGCTTGACACCGGCCCCGTTGTTGGCCGCGAAGCCGGGCTGGCCGGGCTGCGGGGTGCCGCCAATGCCCATGGTACCGCCTCCGGCCCCTGTCGGGTCGCCGATGTTGGCACCAGCCGGAGCGCCGGGAGCGCCGCCGACACCGGGGGCCACGCTGCCCGCCATCTGCTGCTGGATCGGCTGCGCGCCCATCGACTGCATCAGCATCGCCTGAAGCGCCGCCTCGTCCGGATTGTTGGTCGCCTTGTCGGCGTCCAGTTCCAGGCTCTCGGCGATCTCGCGGACGATGTACGGGAACTTGATGAAGGGGGCCAGCGTCGGGTTGCTGCCAACCTGCATGAACGTCATCAGCTTCTGGCTCCTGATCTCGTTCTTCATCAGGCTCTCGGTGCCAAGCGCCCTGACTTCCAGGTCGCCGTTGCACTCCGGATCGAAGTCGAACTGCATATTCCAGGCGAACAGCGCCCGACCGAGCGGACCCAGCAAGTAATCATCGATATTCTTGACAATGGCCTTGATGTTGCCAGCCGCCGCGCCCATCAGCATGGACATGCCGGAAGCCGTTCGGGTCATGCCGGAACCGGGAAGGTTGGTACCGTGACTGTACGACGGGATGCCGGTTGCTTCGTCGGCAATCTGCCTCGCCTTATCGAACATCGCTAAATTCTCAGCCGTGACGTTCTGTATTTTCTGACTGAATAAAGTCTGTCCCGCCTGACCGCCATTCCGCCTGAATACTTTGCCGGGATAAATCTTCAAGTCCTGGCCGGGAGCCAGATACGTTTCATCGATCTCGAAAATACAGTTACCGGACAGTACAGCGTTGTCCACGGCAAGTCGCATGAAGCCGTTCATCAGCGTCTGCGTATCTTCCATGTTCTCGGCGACACCGATCCCGAAGAAACCGTAGGCGGAATTCTCCATCGGGGCAATGTGGTAGGGCAGGGACGTGGGGGTAAAAGGGTTCATAACCAGACGGATGATCTGTCCGGCGCAAATCCAGGCGTTGACCTGTATTTCGTCCAGGTCCTCCAGTTCCTCGGGGATTTCCAGACCGGCTTCCTCGGCCAGTTCGGCACCCATGACGCCCCAGTATTCCAGCACTTCGAAGCGTTCCGGGAACTGAAGGTATTCACCGTCCCGAAGACTGTCCTCCCACCACTGCTTGGTATAGGAGTAGCCGCCCTCAATAATGGTGTCGATCGCCGTTGACCGGAAGTACGGGCGCTTCTTCAGGGCGCGCATCTGACTGCGCGACAACTTGTGGCGCTCGATCATCCACTCCGCCTCGTCCATGTTGATCGAGTCCGGATCGGGGTACAGGTTCCAGATCGACACGCCCTCGATCTTCGGCTTGGGCTTGACGATCGGATCGTAGGTCCCGTCCTCGGTCCAGCGGGGATAAACCTTGTCGGCGGTGAACGGTCCCTTGATCGCGCCGGACCCGAGCATCGCCAGTTCGAAGGCGGCGAAGCGGAGATGCTTGTTGGCCGACGACTCTTCAAGCTGATCCCAAATCTTCTTCTGCATCTTCTTGGCGGCGACAAGGGCAGGCTCAAAGGTGATGGCCGATGGCGTCTTGCCGGGGCCGTCCTTCACGTCCAGGTCCTTGAGCTTGTCCTTGAGCGGGCCGAGCAGGTCCTTCAGGGTGGCACCGGGCTTGATATCCTTGCCGTCGCCGTCCCAGCCGTAGACATCGAAGCTGTCGGGTTCGTCCTCGGGTTCCTCCGGCTCCGGCTGCGCCTGCGGACCGACGTGGACCGCCTCCTTGACGCCCTCCGGCAAAGTCGTCGGTTCGATCCCGAGCGGAAAACGGTGACCGCCGAAGAGAACGTCGCAGACTTGCGAGTAACAGGCCAGAACCTTCGTCTTGGTGGCCTTAATGAAGACCTGGGACTTCTCGGTTTCGGTAAACTGAACGTCGGAGCCGTAAATACCGCGATAATTACGGTATGCCTTCAGCCAGCGGTTCTCATCGCCCATGCGGGCGACTTGGGCGCGCTGGAACCGCTCCATGACGTGGGCGACAAGCCCATGGAACTCGAAGCTCTCGGCGTTCAGTTCGTCGGCATCGCGGACATCCTCAAGAGCGACGGTCATGTCGGACTGCGCGGTGGGGTCCTGGTCTAATTTTTCAACGAGTGCCAATTTAGGTTCCTAATATCCGAACATAGCATCGGCAGGGGCGAAAGAACCCGACCGCGAGGGATCACGATTGTCAAATAGAAGAGGCATCACCATCGGGCGCGACATGACGCCGTATCTGAGGGCATCCGCCGCGTGGTCTTCGGCGTCCGTGTCGATGTCTTCCGGATTGTTGGCGTCGATCGGCATCAACGGCAGCGTCCGGATCAGGTTCTTGCAGTGCGAGAAGAAGTAGATACCCGCGCGGTCGCCTTCATGGATACATAGACGCCTATGTAGCTCCATCCATCCATTGGTACGCGAGCGCGGGGAGCGGTCGGAGGGACGCCAGCGGCACCCGGCCTTGATCATCGTCTCGGCGATGCTGGGACCGCTCTCGCCGCGATTGGCCCAGGCGCTTGCGTCGAGCACGCCGTAGCGGATCGCCTCGCCGAACTCCAGGTCGAGCACCTTGGCGGCGAATTCCTCGGCGGTGTGCTGGGTTACATATAGCTCCCTATATACATAGAGGTCACCATCGGGCGATACGGCGAACCATAGGCAGCAAGCGGGCTGTCTATAGCCCCAATCGCACGCCCGGAACTTCATCCAGCCGAGCGGCACTTCGAACGGATCGACAACATGCACCTCACGGCGGAATTCGCTGAACGCGGCGTTGTCGAAGGCGTCCCAATCGCCTTCCAGGAACTGGCGGCGCTGGATTTCGGGCAGTGATGCCAACATAGCTACATAGCTATCGTCATACGTAAGGTAGGGGTTATCAAATACCGAGCTAGGTATGTATCTGCGGCTGATTTTCTTGACGATCGGCCCCTTGAGGGGGTGCTGTATCTTGATTTCCTGCTCGAACGGAATATTCGCCGGGGCAGGGTCAATGAACATCGCCTTGACCCAAGGTGAACCGACGTTTCCGGGGTTGCCGGTCGCGCGCATAACCGCCGGGATTTCCGGATCGACCGAGCGCAAGGACGAGCGGAGGAAGTTCCAGATATCCGGCGTCGGAAACTGCGGCAATTCGTCAACATAGATCGCGGTGTAGGACTGTCCCTGGTACCGCAACACGTCGGTCATGTTCTCGGCGTAGCCGAACTCTATTCGGGCACCGCTTGGAAAACGCCATTCCTTGTCGTTGTCGCGCCAGCGGGCACCGGGGAACGCCTTCGGATACATAAGCTGTGACTTGGCGATCATATCGCGCAACTCGGGCATGGTACGGCGAAGGATCAGAACACGGTGGGCCGGTCTGTGGCAGTACCGGAGCGGATCGGCCAGGGTGGCGTAAGATTTACCGCCGCCTCGCGCTCCCCCGAAGAAGACTTCCGTTTCGGTCGCCGCAAGAAACTCGGTCTGAGGACCCGGATTGGGCCGGAAGATGACTTCCTTGTCCTGTTCGATCAGGGATTGGACGGCGGAACCGGCTTTTTCTAGCTTGTCGGCTTCAATGAGCGTAGTCTTGCGGCCATCCAGGACAGAAACTTCGACAATTTCGACTTCGGCAAGTCGGGACTCCGCTTTCGCAATGTCCCTTTTCGCTCTTGCAATCGTTTTCTTAGCCGCGTTCTTCTTCGCATTAACACTGGCTTTGGCATCGGTACTAGGCTTCTGTCGAAGCCGTTTCCGGGGCGGGGGCAGTTCGTCGGTCAAGGGTTTTCTTGCGTTTCAGAGCAATCTTTCTCAGACCGACATGGCTGATACTGCGGCCAGTCACCTTAGAAAGCCAGATCGCGACTTCGCGGTAGGGACTCCCGTCCCTGAGATACTTCAGCGCCTTCGACAAAGCGTCCAGTTCAAGCGGGATCGGCCTCAAAAGGTCCGGATCGTCCTCGCACAGTTCATAACCGAACGGAACGGTGCGCCCACGCTTGATCTTATAAGTATATTCTTTAGCCATCGTTAACATCCTCTAGTCGCTGGCGGGTTTATCCTTGGGCGGGAGGATGAAAATACCATTTATTCCAGGCCCGGTAACCTCAATTTGATCTTTTTTGCTCACACCGACACGGTCAAGGATGGTCATGGCGGCGGCCAGCCTGTTCTTGGCACCGATGTCCTCGGGCGAGACCAGGACGCCGACGATCCCGAGTGCGGCCTTGGGGCCGTGCATGGCGAGGATGTTCTTGGTCAGGTCGATGATTTCCTCGTTCAGCGCCGTGATGACGTGTGAAACGGGGGTGGCAAGGGAGTAACCCGCCTCGGTCATGGCCGCGCGAAAGTCGCCGTCGCCATTTTCCATCAGGACTTCAAGAAATTTGGCCTGTCTTTCGGTTAATTCGCGCTTCGCCATTACTTTTTACCCTTCGGTTTGGGATTTTCGCGTGCTTCCCAGCCCCTATTGAACTTCTGAGAAGTCATTCTGAGGTTACTTGGAGAATTATCGAGAGGATTAGAGTTACGATGATCAGTGTCGAGTCCATCGCCCTTATGTGCCTTACCTGCTTTTACCATCTCACGCCGGGCTTTATTCCGGCTGGATCGCTTGGCTATCTGGTCTGGTTTTCCCTGATACGTATCGTATTCGACACGATAATTACGTGGTTTTTCCGGCATAATTGACTACCTTCCTGCACCACTCGATGTAAGCAGAGACAGGAAGGTTCTTACGAAACCCATTCACCGCTTTACATACGAGTTGAATATTACCTACTGTGTAGGGTCCGCCAGCTTCTAATCTGTCTACACTGGCGTTCTTTACGAAGTCTGTACCCTTCTCAAGTTGACAGGTCAGAGTTTCGCCGGTTAAAGCACACAGCCCGCCTTGTCTTTCGTGCAAAGACAGAAGATCGTCCACGGAAAGACTGGAACGTTTCTGACCTCCAGAGATAAGAAGGCGCGCAAAGTACCTTCTCCAGTTGCCAGAGATTTCTTTGTATTGGCTGTCCGTTGTGACGGTACCAACAATATACTTCCATTTACCCTTACATTCGTCCGAACAGAACTTGTGTATACCGCTTCTCGGCTTAAACATTGTTCGGCAGACAACACAGGGTTTTTCCTTGAAGGAATGTCTATCGTGCCATCCTCCAGGTAGATTGGGGTTGTTATAATATTCCCAATGGTTCCTGCACTTCCTCGTACAATACTTCTGTGTGCTGTTGGTCGGCTGGAACGTAGTCTGGCAACCGGAGCAACACCGCTCCCTGTATTTTATGGGTCCGTGCCAGCCCCCACGTTTCGATTTCGGCTTGTCTTCCATCGGGAACAAGGTATCTTGATACGCAGCCATCGGCTTCCTCAACAAGTCGGTTGGTCAGGGAGACAAGGACGCCGCGAACGTCCTTGTCTCCCGAATATAATACTACAGGAAGTAGTATAAGGCTAGTCCCTCTTTTTCGGGTCCTGCGGCATTAAGCAACCCTCACCATGACGACACTGCCGTTGCGGTACAGGGCACCGACCGGGACACCCGCCGTCGCGGCTGCGGTATCGTCGGCGGCGTCGGTCAGGGTCAGCGTCACCGCGCCGGAAACCTTCAATGTGCCGTTGACATCGAGCTTGGCGGCGGGCGTGCTGGTGCCAACGCCGACATTGCCGCCATCCGGGCACAGCGCCATGCTGCCAAGGGCGGACCATCCGTTAACAGTCGGCACCAGTTCGGCCACCTTGGTTTCGCCGAACGTGCGGAACTGGAATGTCAGGGCGTGACCCGAGTTGGTCGCGGTCGAGAAGTCACTTGATGCGAACACCGCGCATTGTGCCGTCGCCGCTGCCGGAACCACCGTCAGTCTGGCGTTCGGGCTGCTCGTGCCGATGCCGACCTTGCCCGACGGGTCAATCCGCACGCGCTCGCCCCCGGCGGTCCCGAACGAGATGGAGCCGTTAACGTCGTTGTTGTTGATCGAAAACGGCCCGGTATTGTACTTGACGATATCAACTGTCGTGATGCCGCTGTTGGCGCTGTTGCGGGTGATGTACCGGGTGATGACGCCCGCGTTGTCGGTCGGGTCGGTGTTGTTGAGGTCGAGATAGTTCAGCCCCGCCACGTCGTACTGGAGAAGGGTTTGCCCGCCGTACACGTGCAGTCTTACCGCCGGGCTGGCCGTCCCGACACCGACGTTGCCGGAGGTGTTTACGGTGAATTGAGACGCGCCGCCTTCGCTCGAAAGAACAAAGCCGCCCGTCGAAGGTGAGCCGAGGAAACAGCCTTCGGAAGCGTTGCCGTATTTGAGGAGAAGGGCGTACTGTTCGCTGTCGGCATAGAAAAGGGACCGTCCGGTGAAGGCGGGACCGGCGCGAAGCTGCGCCACGGTCGCGGCCTTGGTCACGCCGCCCTGGACGACGGGGAAGGTCTCGGTACCGCCGATGGCGGAGGCCCCCGGCAACCCGGAGATTTTGACTTCAGCCATCGTTATTGCTCCGTGGAAATGTAGTCGCCCGCTTCGGTCAGCAGGAGGTCATTGGCTTCGGTTTTGAAAAGCCCGAAGGCGGCGAAGGTGTTGACCACGCTCCGCCAGAAACTCGATACCGCGAGGTACATGTCAGTACATGCCCACCAGCAGGGTAGCCGTCGTGCCGGTCGCCATGACGTATTCGGCGCAGATCGGCAGGACGGTACCGGAAGGAAGATTGCTGAAGGTGACGGCGGTATCGACGCCGGGAGCCTTGACGGTCAAGTTGCCCGAGCCGCCAACATAGATGGCCCGTAGGTTCGACAGAACGGCGGAATTTGAAGGAGTGATCGCGGCGTATTCAGTAGAAGGACCGGGATTGCGATGGTCGGACTTAGCCATTTTCAGCACTTACCTTTTTTCATCGGCATGGCCTTGCCACTGCCAACCATCCCGCCCTTTGAGAACTTTTCGACCTTGGCGGGTTTCGTCTTCGCCGGAGCGGCCACTTTCCCCGAGACCGACATGCGCGGCACGCTGAGAGCCTTCGGTGCTGGCGGCTTCGGATCGGCCTTGGGCTTGCCGGAACCCACCAGACCGCCCTTGGAGAAGGCCGGGCCGGAGGTAACCTTGGTCGATTGCGCGCGGGCGAGCTTGGTCGCGTCCTCCCGGCTGTAGCCCTTGGCGGTCAACTGGCTGATCTTGTCGGCCTCGGAGAGACCAGGGGACGGCTTGCGTTCCGACTTGGCCGGAGCCTTGGGCGCGGGCTTGGAAGCAGGAGCGGCGGGCTTGGCCTTGGGCTTCTCTTCCGACGCCTTGTAGTCGCTGCGGCCAGCGGAAGTGCCGGCACCGGGATTGCCACGGGCCGTTTTGGGCCGGTTCATGGCGGCAATCTCCGCCTCGGCTTCCGGATTGCCCCTGATCGTCGCATCGGCGACCGGGGTAGGGGACGTGATGTCGGCGATGGTGCTGGCGATACCAACACCAGGAATGGCCTTGAGCGCATAACGCCCCAGGCGGTCAGCGGCCTTCTTCACGGCGGCGTCTTCGCCCGCGCGACCCATGGCTTTGAACTCACCGGCCAAGTCCTGCGCGAAACGGGCCGGGCCGGAGCCGCTGGCACCAGCGGAAGTCTTGGCGGGGACCGAACTCGCGGTGGCGACAGAACGCCCGCCTGAACCGGCTACGTCGCTGCCACGGGAAAGCGCCACGTCGCGCCCGCCGGAACCGGCCACCTCTCGACCACGGGAAAGCGCCACGTCGCGGCTACCCGTCGTCGCCGGGACCGGGTTGGTCCTGGTCAAGGCGGTGCTGGAAGGCTTCGGGGAGGCTTTGGGAGCCTCGACCTTCTTGGCGTCCAGGTCCTTTAGAACCTCGTCACGCATGACGGATGCGCCGCCGGGACGGCTGGTCTTGACCGAGACGCGCGGCGAGACCTTCGGCTTCGGCTTGGGAAGGTCTTTCAACACTTCGTCGTTCATGATGGAAACGCCGGAACGCTGCGTCCGGTGTGTAACCCGCCCCTTCGGATCGGCCATTATTTCTTCCTTGAAATAAAAAGCCCGCACGAAGGCGGGCTTGGTTCGCCCTGAAGAGGGCTGGACGTTGCTGCTCTACGGCCAAGTCGTCCGGATATCAGGCCCGATGGCAAATCCGGCAAATAGGGAGGGCAGTTCGTGACGGTCGTACCCAGGACCGGGGCTAGTGGCGACTGTTTTAAGAGTCGGGGCAGTCTCCCGACAGGGTAGGACGAGAAATAGACTCTGTGACAAGCTGAGGGGTGAAGTCTTTCCGTCCTATCTCGGTACTTCCTTCGGGAAGTATTTCTTTGCGTACCAGCGAGGAAGCTTGTATTCGGAGGCGGGAAGTACGCCTTCCTGGTACATGACCTGTTCCAGGGTTTCTAAGTCTACTCTGAGTCCCAAGTTGTCACGGATCAGATACGACGCATAGAATACTGCGGAGCAGGGATATTTGTCATGGAGCGGCGAGCCTATTTCAAGCAAGCCGTAAACTTCTTCAAGCTTGCCCATATATATACTCGCTTCGGGAAGCATGTCAACGCATTTATTTGCGTTCTAGTTATAGTGTTACTTGAGTACTTATATGTTACTTGAGAAGTCTTTACGAAGTCTTAATACGACTTGTGGGCTAACTCTTCCGAAAAATAACCCCTTGACGGTCTGAAAAATCCTGGTATAATGGATTATCCCTTTTTAATCCTGACCCCTTCTATATTATATAGAGGGTACGTCCTTAAGAGTGTGGCCGAACTGCAAGTTAACAGTCATCTATGAACTTTTTTTAACATTCGGCCGGGAACAATCTTGCCACTCCCCGAACGATATATTATGGCTATAGTCGTAGCCCCATCCTGGTAAGCTGCATTTTAGTAACATCAGGCTATAACGGGACGGGTTTGGTGTATGCAAGGCGCTGAACCCGTTTCCCGCCCCGGAGCAGCGGAATTGAGCAAGATCAACGACATACTTGAAGCAATTCTGACGCTTGACGGGGATGAGGTCTGCGAAGCGAAAGTATACGTTGCCGTCATGATCGACACGGGGGAAATCCTCGGTGCCGGGCTGACAGAGAAAAGCGCCATGCAGTGCGGCATGGCTGCAATAAACGTTGAAGCAACTGTCGAGCAGGAAAGACAGAACGAAGAAAACGCCGAAACCCTCGTCTCTCTGGTAAAGGTACCTCTCTGGTGAAAAAGCGTAATCTGGACGATATCCGCGTCTGGCATGGGACTGAACAGGTCTGTCTAACCGATCTTCCGTGGCCCGAAGCGGCGGTCTATATCAGCAACCTCCTGATGAGGTCCGCCGATCCGATCCATACCTACATGGGCATGGTCGAGCATTTCCACACCCGGTTGAGGGAGGTCGGGGATAAGTACGATATCTTCGAAGAACGCTAATGTGGCGGGCGTACCCGCCTTACGTCTATCCCGGCAAAGCCCTGGCCGAACGCTGGGTGCAGGGCGAGACGGAACAGGTCAAGGCCGAGATCAACCAGATGATCCTACCGGCGCGGTACATCATCGTCGGCGCGGTCCTGGCCGAACTACACATGATGAACGAACCGCAGTGCGAACGGTTCGTGACGATCGTTGTCAACTCGATCCTGCTGGAGTGCATGACCTGTGAGCATCAACGATGCCGGGGACCTTCCGGAAACGGATAAGAGCGGCGTCCTCACCGAACTGTTCCGGCGCTATATCCAGTGCCCGCGTCCGCGCTGGAACATCGTCTCCCACCTGGGCAGCGAGGGCATCCGGTGCCATGGCTGCAACCGGATCAGCTACCACCCCGCCGACATCGAGAACAGGTATTGCCCGTGCCTGGGGCTGCGTCATGAATTCCTGGAACTGATTGAGGACTGCGGCGCGATCAAGGTTCAGTACGACGAGGGGCCGGATGCTTGAGTGGGTCCGGCGCTACGTCTCTCTCGATCTGCTGCTCGGCCTGTTCAGCGCCGCGATGCTCGGCGTCTGCATCGGTTCCCTGGTTTTATTGCTGGTGGTGGGGCGGTGATGAGCCGCCCCGCTCCGGGCTACCGGATCGTCAGGTCGATTTCCGGCTTGGTCCAGTCGATCGGATTGAGACGCACCATGCGCTTACCGAGGACATGAGCGTTCCAGGCCGGGAGGTATGTTCCGAGGATTTCCATCTGACGCCGCGCGCCCTGCCGCTTGTAGCTCCACAGCTTCTCGCGCAGCGCATGGATGGGCGAACCGTGTTGCAGGTCTATCCCGGAGTCCAGCGCGCGGAAGAACTGTTCGGTGTACTCCGCGCCGTGCCGCCGACTGCCGTACATGTGTATCAGCGCCGCGACGGAGGGCGATCCTCCGAACTGGAGCAGCTTCGGGCAATTGTTGTAAATGAACGCCACGCTGTCGCGGAGGTCGGGGTTGGCGCTGATGACCGTCTTGACTTCCTGCGGCGACAGCTTGTCCGTGTTGGAGCCGTAGTTAAGCTGCGTCTTGCCGCCCTGGAACCGGATCATGAGCTTCGTGGTGGAGGCAAGCGGGTAGGAGAAGGGTTCGCCGCTCATCTGGAGGATTTGAGCGGTGTTCCGGGACGTGCCGGTATCGATCGTGTCGAAGACTTCGGGTTCCAGATCGTACACGATGAAGGTCCAGAACCCGACACCGGCTTCGACGCAGGCGGTCAGCCGGTGGTATCCGTCGAGCGTCCTGCCGTTGCGGTCAACGCGGAGGGTAGCGCCATCGAGCTTCCATCGCCCCGCCTTCATCTCGCGGGAGAATTGATCAATGGCTGCACGGATCAGTTTGCGGTTCGGGCGACCGTGTTTCAGCATGTAGTCCGCCAAGGCGGGATCAACGAACACGCGAACGGCGTAAGGCTCGGGGATCGGCTTCAGGAGAGCGGTCATTGTGGAAGGTCCGTCGATGGGATAAACTGGCCGAAACCTATCCGTGTACCTCTTAAGAATGTATTAGCGATCGACCTATGACGCTCCTGCTCCGGACCCTGATGTTCGCTTCCGCCAACGAGATGAAGATCGGCGCGCGGGAGACCCTGACCGATGGCGTGTTCACCGTCTACCTCCGGATCGGGACCAAGGTCCAGCTTCCCGACCTTGTCTTCCTGCATATCGCCGACGTGAGGGTTGAGGAAGGCCACAGGGGGCGGGGGATATTCACCCGCTACCTGGACGCCCTGGAACAGCTTCGACCGCTCGACGGTATCGCTTTCTACGGCGTCGGGAACACCCGTCTCGAAGCTCATCTTGTGCGCCGGGGCTATGAGTTGTACGACTGGAACGATTACGTCAAAATCTGGAAATGAATCCTGATGACCCCGCCCATCGTCGGCGACTGCGCTTACTGCGCCTTTCTGTCCAGCGGCTACGACAGGCATCCCTGCGGCACCTGTTTCACGCCGGAGGGCGGCACTTTGCACTGGTACCCGCGACAGGATGTCATCAAGGCCGCGAAGGAGATCACCGCCATGCTGCGCCGGAACAGGAAACACCGTGGACCTGAATAGAAACCCCGAACTGGCCCAACAGCTTCGCGACCGGGGCGAGGTCGAGGCGGCGGACCAGATCGACCGCCTGGAACTGCAATGCTTCCGGCTGGAAAACCGGGTCACGATGCTGCGCGGCCTGCTGGAGATGTATGCCAAAGACCGAAACAAACGGTAGGGCGGAGCCATGGCCGAGAAGGAAGTTACCAAACCCCTCTACACCCCCAAGACGGAAGAGGAATTGAGGACCCTGGCACGGGATATCATGGCCCGTACCATCGTCGGGACCTGGGACATCCCGGAAGACGACCATCTGACCTTCCGCATGGTGTTCATGCCGCTGATGCTGATGACGCAGGCGCAATTGAACGAACTGAAGGGTGCGGGTATCGTCCACCTGTACGGCCACCTTCGCGACAACATGGGCCGGGGCATCAACGGCTATCCGATCCTGCACACCATCGGCTACCTGGACCGAACCGACGCCGACCGGCTGCACGACAAGCTGGAAAAGCTCCGCAAGGTGCTGGAGGACCTGTAGGCGGATGCCTGCCTTCAGGTTCCTTCCGGCCGTCGCCTCGCTGCTCGCGATCGTCCTCGGGGCGCTGGCCGGATACATCCTCGTAATGGTGTTCTTCCTGATCGTCTGGCCGGAAGAGACCCTGTACCTGCTGCGCACCCTCGCCCTGATGATGGGATCGTGATACACCGGGACCGAAACTGTCTAGGGCGGATGCCATGTGGACGGAGAAGGAAAAACGGGAACTGAACAGGCTGCAAGCCCGACAGCAATCCGGACCCCTCACCGAAACGGACCTGAAGAGACTGATCGACCTGAACAGGAAAGACCCGCTCAATGATCTTCCCTGGAACTGGCAGGAGCTTAAGCACCACGGTTGCGGGGATGGCTGGAAGCGATAGACCGAAACAGTTGTAGGGCGGAAGCCGAACCCTTTTCCAAAGGCCCGGCCCCGCTTACCTTTAGTCGCTGTTTTTCCCGAGCCTTGCGGTCAGGGTTTCGGCTGCGGAACGAAGGGTACTGATTGCTTCATCCCGCTCCTGGCGCAGAACTTGGTTCTCGGCCTGGAGACGGTAGTATTCTCCCCGGATCACGGTCAAAGCCTCGTACACCAAATCCGGTTCCTGTTCACCCGGCTTGGGTGGACGTTCTTCAAACCCCAAGGCTTCCCCCAATGTCCAGCCGCGTTGTAACCGGGCTATAAAGGTCATATGAGGTAGGTTGACCTTCCTTGCCCATTCACGGGCGCTAAGGGTTTCGCCCCCATAAGTCAGGGGACCAGAGATGACTTCGCGGTAGGATTGCTTCATTTTGATATCTTTGCATTTTGATCCGCCGGTGGCGCTTATTTGGACTGGCATTTAGCCGTACACCGAAGTTAATGTCCAGCACCGAAACTGTAGGGCTGGAGAGCCATAGACTCATAGCCTCATAGGTGGTTAACTAGGTAAATCCCTATATTCCACCTGGGTTTCTGGCCCGGAGGGGAGGTTACCACGTCCCCCGCTTGTTCTTCAGCCCGATCGCGGGTATGGTTTCCGGAACGGGGTGGTGTAATTTCCAGCTAGTGGGTATACGAGGCCCATGGGCGTGGCCCTGGCCCCTGCCCGCCCCGCTAAAGCCTTGAAAACATTGGATTTCAGCCTGGAACCAACATACGTTTATCAACATAAGTAATAAAGTGTAATGATATCAATGACTTAGAGTAATGGACACATTCAATAGTAATGAATGTACCCATGAATACTCGTTCAAAGCCGGGAATTACCGACATGGTATACGATTTCAGGCGTAAATATGCCACGCCATGGCGTATACCCTATAGCTACTCTTGTTCAACTATTACCCATGCATCTCACACTCAATACCCGCTCAACACTCGCGTAGTGCTATCCAGCCCTACACTTGATGTATACTTGATTTGACTTAATGCATGGTATTTGATATACTTATGAATACTAGAGATATGCATTAATGACTTAAAGCATGGCTCTAGGTACTGCCATCCGGCCACGAACACTTGGAACCATGCGTTAACCTATGCGTCTGGCGCAGTCCAGAACTGGACTGCAAAAATGCATGGCGGTATGCACATTCTTGCATAGCTACCTATCCAGGACAGTTCCGGTCTAGGTCTGTAACTGGTCTGGAAAGTAGGTCTGTAACTGGTCTGTTAACTATGTTCCTATGTAGGTAGGTATCCCAATAGGCATACAAAGGGATATCTTTGGATCTATGACCCACTTGACATAGGAACATTAAACACTATAGTAGGGTCCATGGTAGTGAACTACTGGTAACCGGAATGGTCCGGTTGACCTGAAACGATGCTAGGAAAGACAAGACAATGGCACGCAAGACCGCAACTTCCACCGTTGCCCTTAACGTCAACAACGAAGCGGTTGAAGCCGCCTCCATTGAAGGCGCAACCGCTGCACTCCGTACCGCCACGGACAACCTTGGCAAGCCTGCCAAGGCCACGCCAAAGGCCAAGGCACGCAAGGTCAAGGCAATGCCTAAGCCTGAATACGTCCAGTACGATAATCAGAAAGATATCGAACGGGCGCTACTCGATATCGGAACCGAAATCGAAAACATTTCGGTTCGGGTGGTGGGTGTCCTGAGAGACAAGACATGCATACTCGCCATTAACTATGCATGGTTACAAGCGAATAAAGAGGGAGGATGGACTTTCGACACCAATGCTGTAATCAAATTCGTCAAAGACGCAATGTTCCCGAAAGAGACACAAGATGACAGTTCCATTCTTTCGCGGTCTAGCCTGTATAAGAACTGTGAGTTGGCCGTTAAGCTTGCCCGTATCATTCATGCGAAAAAGGGAAAATTTCAGATAAAGGAGCATGACGGCAATTTGCGCGTAATGGCACCATGGGGTTACTTTGAACCAACTATCGTATCTCGCGGCCACGACGTTAAGAACACGGAAATGCGTCTGTTGTGCGTTCCGTCGTGGGTTATCGAAGCGCGATATGCACACTACTTTGATGAAAAGACCCTGACAAAGTACGGCAAGGTAGACACTAGCGGCAAGCGCACGCCGCAAGTTCCGGGCACCCCTGCCGTTGCCGTTAAGGCTATCGATACCGCGACTATGCCAGAAGTTCTTGAACGCCTGGACAGTTTGACGGCACTCATTCCCGACGATGCTAACTTGTCAGCGGACATGAAAAAGAAGGTTGAAAGTCTTTTGGAAGTGTCTAACCGTCTGCTTAAGCGCGACCCCAACGTCGTGGAAGTGAAACAGGTCATTGAATATGACATTCCGGGGGCAACGTTTGAACAACTTCTCCAGAGCACCTATGATCGTATGCCTACCAATAGCAAGGAATGGACTAACCTTAACGACAATGAACGCGATTTGCTGGCATTGATTGCGGAGCGGGTCCAAATCGTGGCAGTACCCGTCAAGTTATCAGTCTAATCGTCAACACTGGTAGGGCAGAAATGTCCTACCATTTTTCATGGGTGCAATCATGGCAAATGTTTTCGTGGTCAAAGTCTTCTGCGACGATGGAAGAACAGAAGAATACGTATTCAATGAACAGACTTACGTCATTCAATCCGCGCGGTTGACTTTCCAGAACAAGCCCAATATTCAGATAGCTGAAACAATCGACACTGTTACGGTAACAGATACCAGTCGAAACAAAGTCCTAGTCTCTGGCAAGCGAATAACCAACTTGCAAGGTCCAGCGTACCTCTAAGCAGTCCTAGCCCGGAACCGCAAGGTTCCGGGTTTTTTTGTGCCCGCGCCCGGCGCTATCACGCCACGTATTCGCTATCACATAACCCTATCACACTCACTGTCCATCAAGCCCTATCATTATTTCTTGTCCATCGCCCTATCACGGCGCGTTGTCCATGGCCTGCTCCGTCGCCACCTCACCCCGATCGTAACGAAGTCTTAACATTCTCGGTCCTAGCCTCGCCAGACTTCGAACAACCGACCGAGTCATAACACATCATGCACATTACTGAATTGTGGGCGTACTGCTCGACAGACATTAACGGTACCGAAGCGATCTGCTTTACCAAGATCGCGGGCCAGCTCGTCCCCATGCTGGGTACCAGCCTCCTGGGGATGCAGGCATACGCCAGCGCGGTCGCCACCCTGGACCGCCTGGGCAATCCCCCGCGCCTGAAACGGTTCACGCTCAACACGAGTCGCGAGGACCTGTCGGGTGCGGCGCACAAGGAAGCTATCTCCTTGAAACAGAAGCTCCCTTCGGATCACGAGCGGATGACCGACGCGGAAGCAGCACGGTTTGTCAACGCCAAACCGGAACGAAGCAAGAACGTGGTAGCAACCTGCCATTGAGATAAAGGCCATGCGATTTAGGT